TGTGTGACCTGAGTAAGTCCAAAAACTTCTCACCCTTTTTTTAAATTTAAAATAGCGAGAAAATAAATAATGGAAACTTTCGACTACTACACCATCAACGCCGACACCGAGTTCGGCACCACCGTTTATACCGTGTACGGGTGGGGGACGTATGAGCGTTCCAGCGTCCTGGCCGGTCAGGCGCGAAAGTGCTACATCGAATCTTATGACACCGAGGAGGAGGCGAAAGCGGCTTATCCCGGCGCAGGGTTCTCGTCTAAGTGGACGGAGCCGCAGGTGAACGTTAACCACCTTCCAGGCGAGGACGATCCGGTCGCTGGGGGAATGTATCCCGATGATTACGACTTTTAAATTTAAAATAGCGAGAAAATAAATAATGGAAATTGGATCATTAAAAATTCATGGTGTTACTAAAATCAAAGAAGAAATAACTTACGCTAATGCTAGAAAAACCCAAGTGAGAAGTTACGATTTTACTAACGATTTAGGAACAATTAATGTTACTTTATTTATGGCAGACAAACCTACCGTTGTCGAAGCTTATAACTCGGTAAAGGATAAAGAAAATGAAACAAAGATTTGTAGTAATCTACAGAATGCTAGATGGACAGAGCTATCATCTTAAAGGATAAAGAAAATGAAACAAAGATTTGTAGTAATCTACAGAATGCTAGATGGAAAGGGGCTGATGGCCAATTATTTCTACTCCAAAGAGGAGGCTGAGGCCGTCATGGGAAACCTAGATGATGGTGAGCGAGACACTATACTACTGATAGACGTTGACACCTGGGCAATTTCGGCAGGCCCACCGCAGCCGTGGATGTGAGCGAGACACTATACTACTGATAGACGTTGACACAGCACTGTTCAATGTGTTACATTAAATCTATGGGTCTTGCTAACGAATACCTGGAGGACTGATGATGACTGACAAAGAATTTCGTAAACAAATATATGACGTTATGTGGGGCGTCGGTAGCAACCACGGAAATTTCAACGACGATGATACTTTAAAAAGAATACAGGAGTTTTCTGATTTTAGAGAAAGTGTTTTTGAGTTAGTCTTCAAGGTAGGGTCACTTGATGAGGACAAGGACAATGATAGCAAGGAGGAAGTTAGAAAAGATAGATTACATCGATGGGCGTTAGATAATATTTCCTAAAATAGGAGTGTGTTATGTACTACAATACAACTAAATCGACAGGCGAGCAATTAAACATGTTTAAAGTATCAACATCTTCACAAGATCATCAGATACTACAATTCTTTAAGGCTAACCCGCGTCAGCTAGCGAGTCCGAGCCAACTACTTGGTCTTGTATTTTCTAATACTGTGCCGGTGACAAGCGTTCGACGATCCTTTGCTGACCTTACAGCGGCAGCTAAATTAGTAAAGACAGATCAACAAATGGTTGGACCACATCACCGACCAGAGTATTTGTGGCGTCTTGCTTTGGAGGGAAACAATGAGTAGTTTATTTAGAGATTGGGCCGTAGACCAAGCTATCGATATTGCTGTCGAGAAAGCAGAAGAGATGGGTATCTACAACGACCGCTTCGTAGATTGGCTGGCCGACAAAGAGTTTGAAAATTTGTTGAACAGTGAGGTGTGCGACGATGACAAGCAAAAAAGATGAGATACTCATAGAAGATCTTTGGGCGAAAATATTTGCGCTGCACATTGGGTGTTCCTGCCCAAACGACAGGGTTAAGGAAAAATTTATTCATTACGTTTTAGCTAACCGAGTTGGTGACATACGTTTAACCGAGGACTTCGTGTTCTCTCAATTCCCTACGTTTATTAATTATCTTGCCGAGTATTGATCGAAAGTAAGCTTGACTTATAGGGCTTGACATTTAGTTTTAATTATGTTATTATGTGGCAGTTAAACAAAAGGAGAAATATCGATGAGTGTATATGAAGGCATGGCTATGTGGGCCTCAATAACCACACCTAACACCAGATTTGAACCAAAGTATACTATTGATTTGGTGGTAGATGATGAAACTGCAAGTCAGTTAAAGTCAGATGGCTTCAATGTTAAAGACAAGGAGGAGGGACCAACAATAACTATCAAGCGTAACGTTAGTGGACCGAACGAAATGATCCGTAAGGCCCCAGCGTTGATGGATAAAAACAAAAATAACTTAGACTGTCTAGTTGGTAACGGCTCGAAAGTTAGGGTCCAGGCTAAACCTTGGAAGATTAACAGGAACGGACAAGCTTTCCAAGGTCTTGAACTACAAGCGGTGCAGGTTATCGATCTTGTACAATATAAGGGTGGTGATGGTGATGAGTTTGAGGTTCTTGGTAACGAATCGGAGGTCGATGAATTATGAGCGATAACAAAGTGTTATACACACTCGACGGAGATCAGTATTCGGTCAATTCATTTTCCGATGAGGCTAAGCTGGCATTTGCTTGTTTGGTAGACGCTAATCGAGAAGTAAATTCTTTGCTGAAAAAGAAGACTATTCTCCAAGCCGCGTCCGTTTCTTTGAGCCAGAAAATTAATGAGCAACTAACAGATGGCATGTTAGTTAACGCAGGAGATTCTAATACGACAAAGGAACCAGACACATTAACTGATCCTTGAGGGAGATACACATATGGCTTTTGTTAGGTACCATCAGCCTTGTCCCTTGTGTGATTCGAGCGATGCCGTATCAATCAATGATGACGATTCGGCGTATTGCTTTAGTTGCGACAAGCGAATTATTAACTATTTAAAACTCATGGGAGGGCAAAAAGAAAACACATATCAAAAGCAGTTCTTGAACGTCAAGGAATTTAAAGTGTACAAGAGTAATACAACCAACGATGTTGAGGGCGACTTTCACCTGCTTGCCGAAAGGGGTATATCTCTAGACACCGCAAAAAAATATAATGTAAAATCTGTTTACGATAAGGACGGGAAATTTATAAAACATTTTTACCCGTACTACATCGCTTCGGAAATTACATGCTATAAAATTAGAGAACCAGACAAGCATTTTACGTGGCGTGGAAATTCCACAGGCACGGGGTTGTTTGGTGAATCTACATTCAAACACTCGGGAAAATTTGTAACACTTGTTGAGGGCGAGTGCGATGCAATGGCCGCTTACGAGTTACTAGGATCTAAGTGGCCCGTAGTTAGTTTAAAAAGCGGTGCCGCAGGTGCAGCAAGAGATGTGAAAAACTCGCTTGAGTTCTTAGAAAAGTTTGATAACATAGTTATAAACTTTGACAACGATAAGCCTGGTCAAGACGCGGCTAAGAAAGTTGCAAGGCTGTTAACTCCCGGCAAAGCAAAGATCTTAATCTTACCAGACGATTTCAAAGATGCAAATGAGATGCTCAAAGCTGGGAGGATGCAGTCCTATGTAGATTCGTGGTGGAACGCGAAACTGTACACACCTTCAGGCGTCTTAAATATCTCAGAGCAAAAGGAAAACTATAATAATCGTAAGAGCCGGGAAAGCATTCCGTATCCTTGGGAAGGTTTAAATAATAAACTATATGGCTTGCGTAGCGGAGAATTAGTAACGCTTACCGGCGGTACAGGACTAGGTAAATCCAGCATCACCCGAGAATTAGAACATTGGTTAATAACACAGACTAAGGATAACGTAGGTGTTATCGCTCTTGAGGAAGATTGGCGGCGCACAGTAGATGGTATCGTTTCAATAGAAGCGAATGCTCGATTATATATTGACCAAGTTCGAGATAAATTTTCTCAAGAAGAACTAGATAAATATTTTGATAATATATATAGCGGTGAAAACAAAAACCGCTTTTGGGTTCATAGTCATTTCGGCATTACAGACCTTGACGAAATTTTTAGTAAGATTCGATTCTTAATAATTGGGTGCTCATGTAAGTGGCTAGTAGTAGATCATCTTCAGATGCTGGTAAGTTCAGTGATGGAAAGTGACGAACGTAGATCAATAGATAATATTATGACCAGACTAAGAAGTATTGTCGAAGAGACAAGTGTAGGATTAATCTTAGTGAGCCATTTGCGGCGCGTTGATAGTAATCGTGGGCATGAGAATGGAATAGCGGTGAGCTTATCACATCTTCGAGGCTCTCAAAGTATTGCTCAATTATCTGATTGTGTTATAGCATTAGAACGCGACCAACAGGCGGAAGATCCAGAAGAGGCTAACACAACACACATGCGAGTACTAAAATCTAGATACACGGGAGATGTAGGTATGGCAACGCATTTGGTGTATAACAAGGATACTGGTAGACTAAGTGAAATTTCTTTTGATGAAGGGGACGGTCTTGAACTATGAAATCTTTAGTATTTGATATTGAAACAGACGGCCTACAGCCAACTAAAATATATTGCATATCAGCATTAGATGTAGACACACAAGAGCAATTCAATTTCAAACCAAGTAACATAACAGAGGGCCTTGCTTTACTTGAAAGCGCCGACAAATTAATAGGACATAATATTATAGGCTTCGATATTCCAGTAATACGGAAGCTCCATAATATAAATTTACTCGACAAAAAACTTGTTGATACGCTTGTCCTTTCCAGGTTGTTTAATCCAATAAGAGCCTCGCATAGTTTAGAAGCTTGGGGTTACAAGCTTGAGTTCCATAAGATTGAATTTGATGATTACAGTAAATTTACTGAGGACATGCTTAAATACTGCGCTCACGATGTAATTTTAAATTATAAAGTGTACGAGGCACTGAAGCATGAGAGTCGCGGCTTCACTTCTGAAAGTGTTAATCTTGAGACAGAAACATATAAGATTGTAACTAACCAGCGGGAATATGGATTTGTGTTGGATGAAGATCTTACACGTTCGCTGCTAGAAAATTGTACAAACGAGCTTATCGCAACCGAACTTCAAGTACATAAAACCTTTAAACCGAAAGTGACTGAACGGAGTATATATCCGCAACACACTAAGGCTGGAGTATTGAAGAAGCTTGGAGTAGATTGCGATGGGAAACAAACTAGGTTAACGGGAGATGAGTACGCCCACTTACAGAAGTGTAGTACAGAAAAAGTTGTGCGAACTTCCGAGGAAGAATTTAATCTTGGGTCGAGGCAGCAAATAGGCGAGTACCTTCAAGATTTTGGTTGGACACCAAAACATTTTACTCCCACAGGACAACCGAAAGTTGATGAAAAAGTACTAGGAACTGTGCGAGATATTCCAGAAGCTTCGCTTATAGCTAGATACTTGATGCTACAAAAACGAATAGCGCAAATACAATCTTGGCTTACGTTTCTGGATGGACAACGAGTACATGGGTCCGTAATAAGCAACGGTACAATTACAGGTAGGATGAGTCACAGAGATCCCAACATGGCCCAGATACCCAGCTTAGCCTCTCCCTACGGTAAGGAATGTAGGGCCTGTTGGACAGTTCCACGAGGCTACAAGCTGGTAGGGGTAGATGCCAGCGGATTAGAATTAAGAATGTTAGCACACTATCTTGATGATAAGGAGTTTATAGATGACATACTCACTGGAGACATACACACAGCTAATCAAGCTAGGGCGGGACTTAAATCAAGATCTCAGGCAAAAACTTTCATCTATGCCTTTCTTTACGGAGCGGGAGATGCTAAAATTGGAAGTGTGGTTGGCGGAAGTAAAGCAGAAGGTAAACGAATTAAGCAATCTTTTCTTAGTAATTTCCCAACACTTAGGTCTCTTAGAAATAGAATTACAAGAACGGCGGAACAAAATGGATTCATCACAGGACTAGACGGTCGCAAAATATTTATACGAAGTTCTCACGCAGCACTCAATTCATTACTCCAAGGCGCGGGTGCAATCGTAATGAAACGCGCTTTAATTATTCTTAATGAATCTATAAAATCTAATGATATTGATGCTCATTTTGTAGCTAACGTACATGATGAATGGCAGATAGAGACGTGGCATGAGGATGTAGATAACTTAGGAATTATAGCAGTTAATTCTATTAAAGAGGCTGGAGATTATTACAATCTTAATTGCCCTTTAGACGGCAAATACAAAGTAGGGGGTAACTGGAGTGAAACACACTGATTGTGAAAATTTAGGTGATAAGTCAGATGAGACATCAGAGATATTTTGGATGAACGAATGTGGTCCTGAGACTTGGGTAATTTATGATGGAATACGGTGGGTGTACCTTTCGGATGGTATGTACATTTCTGAATTTGGAAATTTAAAGAAATTGTAAACTTAAAAATAAAAACCACTAAATGTATGTGCGCTAAAATTGAAACCTCCGACCAGCAGCTAAAGTATGATATAAGTAATCAAAAATATATAGCTGATGATAGGGCTTTGAAAGCCTTTGAAAAAAGAAAAAATCGGGAAGAAACACTAGAAGATTTTTTGATTAATACTGCTGGTGATTATTCCGAAAGTTGGGAAACAATATTCTTTCCTAATGATTATAATTGTGGCCGGTCGGTCCATGTGTATGATGATACATGTATATTATGGGAACACTGGTCTAACAGAGAGGATGGTCAACATAGCGTTCCTGAAATTATTTGTCATTTTTGTGTTATAAATATGAAAAAAAATATGGACCACATAATTGAATTTAGAAAAGTAAAATGGGACTTAACAAATGATTAAAGTAGATACAACTAATGAGATGCTTGAGTCAGCACAACTACCACTTTTCTTTGAGGATGACCATTACGATTTGGGTGGCGGCAATTATAAGTTATGCAGTAAGTGTAATAAAAAATTATCGTTGTCTGCATTTAGCAGGACTAGTGGAGGAAATTATCTTAGGCCAGAATGTAAAAAATGTAATAATGAATTAAGCAAAGTAAGGGCTAAATTAAAAGACCAGCATGGGATACCCAAAGAAAATTATATATGCCCTATATGCTTAGGCAATGAGGACGCTGTAGATGGGAGGGGCAATACAAAAAACGGTTCTTGGGTTTTAGATCATTGCCATGAAACAGAAAAATTTAGAGGCTGGCTTTGTCATAAATGCAATAGATCTTTAGGCGGCTTCGATGATAATTTAGACATGTTACATAGAGCCATTGAATATTTAAAAGGTTAAATATATATGAAAAATTATACCGATAAAAATTTATCAACCTTAGTTGAAGATATATATAATACTATCTCAGATTTAAATTCAGGTAATCAGGAAATTTCAGAAGCTTGTTTGGAATCTTTATCTGTAGGCGTTTCCAACGCAGTGAAGGGCTGGGCTACCCCAACAAAAGAAAATAAACAGTTTACGCTGCGTATGTCTAACGTGGGGAAACCAGCAAGGCAGCTATATTATAATAATAAGTATAATAATTCTAATGACCTCGATTCTCCTACACTAATTAAATTTTTATATGGACATATCTTGGAAGAGGTCTTAATATTCTTAGTAAAATTAGCGGGGCACACAGTAACCGACGAGCAAAAGGAAGTTATTTTGAATGATGTGAAGGGCCATATAGATTGCAAAATTGATGGGGAAGTTGTTGATATCAAAACTGCTTCGAGCTTTGCATTTAAGAAATTTAAAAATGGTACACTGAGAGAAGACGATCCCTTTGGTTATCTAAGCCAACTTGCTGGCTATGAAACTGCGGAGGGCACGAGTAACGGGGGGTTCCTGGTAATCAATAAAGAATCGGGAGAGCTTACTCTGTATCGTCCCGAGGATCTGGACAAACCAAACGTTAAAGTATTAATAAATAAAATAAAAGATATATTTAAATTTGATGAACTTCCTGAAAGATGTTATAATCTTGCACCATCTGGTACTAAAGGTAATATGAAATTACCAAGGGGATGTGTTTACTGCCACTTCAAAACCGAATGTCACAGTGATGCTAACGGCGGAAAGGGGTTGCGACTATTTAAATACGCAAAAGGAATAGAATACTTAACGCGAGTTAACTACTTACCTAAAGTAGAAGAAATAGCAGCGTGAAGAAGAAGGTTCTAAAAAAGATAGATGCGAAAGTTGATGACTTATTGATAGAATGGTTAAAGAGTATCCTTAATGAAGATGATAGGGATCAAATTACAAAAGAAAATTATAAACAATTTTTACCGACGACAAAATATATTCTATCTAAACGGACGCACTACCTATCATTCTACACTTATCGGTGGGCTAGGCAAGGCACTAAAAAATTATTAAAGAAGGGTTTTAAATTAAAAGATATAACGCTTGGAGATTTAATATGGCTTTTGAAGAAACAGAATCGAAGCACCCAATCGAGCATATTATAATGTTCTTTGCTTTTGTTATACAAGAGCGTGAACATAAGTTAGAGTATGATGAATTACTTTTTTTAAGAGATTCATTACTGGGGGAGATAAAGAACCGTGACCGAGAATTACATTGAAAAGAAAACCAAGAGTTAAGCGGCCACGGTCAGAGAAGGTGCAGGGTTACGATAGTATGTGGGAATATCTCCTACATGATACACTGCTTAAGGATTGGGAACACCACACAGAGAAAGTAGCATATACGGTGAAGCATTTTTATGAGCCAGATTTCACAAGGACTTTACAAGGCAAACAAATTCTGTTAGAATCCAAAGGTCGCTTTTGGGATTACTTAGAATACTCCAAGTACAAGTGGGTTCGCGATAACCTACCTGAAGATGTAGAGTTAGTTTTCCTATTCGCTAATCCAGCCGCGCCGATGCCCGGTGCTAAGGTAAGAAAGGACGGAACTAAACGAACGCATGGTGAATGGGCCACCGCAAATAAATTCAGATGGTTTGCGGAAAATACGCTGCCGGATACTTGGATAGATATAAACGTTAAAACATCAGAAGAATTTTTAGAAAGACACCAGGCCGTAGATAACGAGGAGTCAGATTATGGCTACTGAGAACAAAACTAGTTGGAAAAAGCGCAGAGATTTAGAAGGTGATACTCCTAGCTTTGCGAATGATTTAGAAGAACATAAATATATAAAGAAGAAAAACAAAAATAAAATTAATAACACCGAGGATGCGCGGGTGGGCCTCGAACGTTTTGATAAAGAAGACGCTGTACATCATCCGGCACACTATAATAATGGTGAGATAGAGTGTATAGATGCTATAGAAGCGATGTTGACACCAGAAGAATTTATAGGTTATTTACGCGGAAACTCTCTAAAATACAGGTGGAGATTTAGGTATAAAAAACAACCAGTTGAAGACATGATGAAGGCTAAATGGTACGAAGAAAAGCTGCTATCTTTCTTCAAAAAAATTAATCTTTCGGTGGAGAAACGCGATGAGTATGGACAGAAAAGCGGAGCGGACGGCTAGGTTTCATAAGAAGCTAAACGCTAAAAATAAACAAAAGACTAAAAAATACACAAAAGAAAAAAAGGAGCACGAACATGACTTTAAAGACACAGAAGTATCTCGGGATACAGATCGATCTGACCAATGAAACTAAGCTAGATCAATTCTCAATCAACACATTGAAGGATAGATATTTTTGGGAAAACGAAACTCACGCGCAGCAAGCTTTTGCTAGAGCCTCAGTATTTGGTGCGACATTTAAAAAGAGCACAGACTATGATCTCGCGCAGAGACTATACAATTACGCAAGCTCCTGCTGGTTCATGTTTAGCACCCCTATTCTTAGTAATGGCGGCACTCGCCGTGGGTTACCTATAAGCTGTTTTCTAAACTATGTACCCGACTCAAGGTTTGGGTTGTCCGATCATTACGATGAAAACATATGGCTAGCAAGTGCCGGTGGTGGCGTCGGTGGATACTGGGGAGATGTTCGCAGCAACGGAACAAGCACCTCCAACGGTAGCAAATCTACCGGCTCCATCCCCTTCATGCACGTTGTCGATAGTCAGATGCTAGCCTTCAATCAAGGCGTAACACGGCGAGGAAGCTATGCGGCTTACACGAACATCGACCACCCCGAGGTTGAAGAGTTTATTGCTATGCGGAAAACAACCGGAGGCGATTTAAATAGAAAGTGCCTTAACATCCATAACGCTGTTAATATCACAAATGAATTTTTAGATGCCGTCCGGGCTGATAAGGATTGGAGACTTATAGATCCTAAATCAAAAGAGGCGGTTAAAAGTGTGGGTGCCCGTGATTTGTGGTGGCAGATCATACATACACGCGCTGAGACAGGTGAACCCTATATTATTAATATAGACAATTGTAACGAACATCTTCCAAAGGAACAAAAAGAATTAGGACTTGAAATAAAACAAAGTAATCTCTGTTCAGAAATAACACTGCCTACTAATGAAGAACGCACAGCCGTTTGCTGCTTGTCAAGTGTCAACTTAGAAACTTTTGATGAGTGGGCAGATAACGATTTATTTATAAAAGATTTAGTTACAATGCTAGATAATGTTTTGGAACATTTTATCGAAAGTGCGGTCGATGTTGGTGACTTAGGAACATACAGAGCAGGGGCAGATAGATTTAAAAACTATATAAAGGAGGGGAAAAATGCGTATAAGAAAGCAGCTTACTCAGCTTATAGAGAACGCAGTATTGGTCTTGGAGCGATGGGGTTTCACAGCTATCTCCAAAGTAAAGACATGCCCTTCGAGGGTTTGTATGCTAGCTCGTTCAATCACCGGGCATTTAATCATATTAAATCAAAAGCGGTTGAGGCTAGCAAGACTCTTGGTGGAGAACGTGGGGAAGCACCAGACATGGCGGGGAGCGGACTTCGTAATGCTCATCTTATGGCTGTTGCTCCTAATGCTTCTAGCAGTATCATTTGTAACGGTACAAGTCCTAGTATTGAGCCTTCGAGGGCTAACGTATATACTCACAAAACGCTAACAGGATCTTATAAGGTTCAAAATAAATATTTGGAAAAACTTTTAAAGTCTAAAAATAAAAACACTTTAGAAGTATGGAAAGATATCTCAGCTTACGACGGGTCTGTTCAACACCTAGATTTTTTAACGGACAAGGAAAAAGAAGTATTCAAAACTGCTCCAGAAATAAATCAGATATGGATTGTAGAACATGCTCATCAACGGCAACAATATATTTGCCAAAGTCAAAGCGTGAATCTATTCTTCGCTCCTCCTAAAGCCACTGAGCCACAGGAAATCCACGATGAATTTTTACAATATGTAAATGATGTACACTGGCACGGGGCTAAAAATTTAAAATCACTTTATTATTTACGCTCTGATGCGGCGCGGAGTGCAGAAAATGTAAACATAAAAATACCACGTATTAATCTTGAAGATGTAGAATGTCTAGCTTGCGAGGGATAAATAAAATGAGTTTACTAAGTAGTAGAGATTATTATAAACCTTTCGATCATCCTTGGATGTTCGATTACTATGTTCAACAAAATCAAATGCATTGGTCCCCAGAAGATGTTCCGCTACATAATGATGTTAAAGATTGGCAAGATCTAAACGACACTGAACGTAACCTATTGACACAGATATTTAGATTGTTCACACAGTCTGACGTAGACGTAGGCTCTGGTTACATCGATAAGTATATGCGTATCTTCAAGAAGCCAGAGGCACGGATGATGATGACGGCGTTTGCTAATATGGAATCAATTCACCAACATGCCTATAGCTTACTACTTGATACGGTCGGAATGCCTGAAACGGAATACAAAGCTTTTTCAGAATACGGGGCCATGTCAGATAAGCATGATTATATAGATAAAATAAAGGTTTCTATTAAGGACAAAGAAAGTATTGCTAAAACTTTAGCGGTATACAGTGGCTTCACTGAAGGTATTCAGTTATTTAGTAGCTTTATAATACTACTGAACTTTCCTCGCTTTGGAAAGATGAAGGGTATGGGACAAATAATTACTTACAGTATTCGGGATGAGACTTTACATGTTGAAGCAATGATAAAACTCTTTAGAGAATTTGTACAAGAAAATATAGAGATGTGGACAGATGACTTTAAAAAGGAAATCTACCAGGCTTGTCGAGATATGGTAGACCTAGAAGATAGATTCTTAGACTTGGTATTCGAGATGGGAAATATCGAGGGACTAACTAAGAAAGAAATGCGGCAGTACATTCGTTACATAGCTGACCGTAGACTATTACAGTTAGGCTTGAAACCTAATTATAATGTAAAGAATAATCCACTAACATGGGTTGATGATGTACTTGGTGTAGAACATCAGAATTTCTTCGAGGGTCGATCTACTTCATACATGAAGGCGGGACTACGCGGGGATTTGGAAAAGGCGAATTTCCCGTGACAACTAAAGAAGGAAATATAATTTCATTCAAAGTATTCATAGATAGGAAGGGAAATTTAATGACGGAATATAAACATGTTCCTATTTCAGAGGTGTTTAAAGTTTTTGATAAACACGACACACCTGTAGTACAGAAAATAATTCGAGAAATTTCTCCCAAATTAGAAATTCTACACGAACATTTGGAAGATGAATTAAATGCTCTTACTTAACCGAGAGGTCTCTTAGCGTATGTTTAATTTATGTCGCGGTCTTATAATACTATTTGGATTACTTTTATCTACTCAGGCAAGTGCTTCTAAAGTACAATCACCCCATCAATGTCTCGCAGAAAATATTTACTTTGAGGCAAGAAATCAGGGGGCTATTGGTTGGTTAGCAGTTGCGGCGGTTACTCTTAATCGAGTGAATAGTAAACATTTCCCCGATACAATATGTGGGGTTGTTTTTCAAGGACAGACTCATCCAAACAGTGACGTACCAATCAAATACAAATGTCAATTCAGTTGGTATTGTGACGGTAAATCAGATCATGTAGGTGACTTAGATCTCTTCTTTAAAATTTTATATTTTTCTAATTTGATGGTAAATTCTAATAAGATAATGTTTGACATAACTGATGGTTCGACATACTATCACCATCATTCAGTTGAGCCATTTTGGATTAAAGATATGACTCGTGTTGTGCGTATTGGTGACCATGTTTTTTATCGTAAGGATTAAAATGAATAAAAAAATAAACATGAAGAGCATTAGAAAACAAATAGGAGCGCCCACTATTCTCCGTAAGAGTCATGCTCATAAATCTAAAAAAGACTATGATCGTAAGAGACTAAAGGCAAAGATAAACTGCGATAATAGTAATTGTTAAAACAATAATAAAAAAGTTAAGAATTTCTTTAGTTTCTTTTTTCATAAGTCTTCAAATTCATACCATTCATTAACGGTCCCCCAAGGAATTATCATGGGTGTATTAATAATATCTTTTTCAATATCATATAAATCTGTAGCTAGAATAATACATTCAGTAGTTGTACCGATGAGATACCCTATAGTTTTACGGCGCACCGGAGAAAGTTTTTTTGCATCCCCTAAGGAAAAATCTTTTGTGTCAATCCAAGCATCTCCCCAATGTACTTCTACAATAGGGAAACCTTTCATTATTTTTTACCCATAAACTTTGCTGCACCTCTAAACCCAAAACTTGCCGCTACGATAGTGCCTAGCAAATACTGATACCATTCAGGACAGTTACTGAGAGCTATAAAAAAATTGTTAACCCTCTCTTCTTCTCCAAACAGCAGTAAAATTAAAGGTAACGTAAAGACTACAGTAAGCCATTCATCCTTCCATGAAGTCTCGCTGGCTTTTGCTTGAGCAACGTCCCAATCGATTTCGCCAGCAGCTTTCTTTTGCATAACAGTGGCTTCTGCCTCCGCCTGAGCAACTTTAACTTTAGTGTTAGCCCTTATCTTCTCGTTTCGACCCTCAAGCCAACTCGAAGCTATCGACCCCAGTGGTCCTAAAATCGCTTGTAAAAACATATTATACTACCTCATTTAATTCAATACTATTTAACATAAAAGATTGCTGCTCCTCGAACAACGCTCTGAAATCTTCTAATTTCATAAAGCCTAAACCCGCCATACTCTGATGCTTAGCATATATTTTATAGAAAATTTGTAGTTGTTCTTCAGTATATAAAATCATTTGTATCTTCCTTTTTTTTAAATAGCGCAGTGATAAAAGGCCAAACCCACTACCTCATTACCTTTGTAACCTTTAGCTTCTAACTTGTTTATAATTTGATTAGCTTCTAAAATTTCTGTCTTTCGTGCATTGTATTGTGCCATAGTAATTTTATTTTCACTAAGCCTACCATTTAAAAATACTCTCCATTTACCAATTAAAACATCTCTATTTTCTTCAGGAACTAAAATCTCTATGAACTTAAGAATATTTGTACACTTAGATGGGGGCCACGGAGGAGCCGCAGCCGCTTTAGATACAGATAAAAGAAGTATTAATAGAAGTGTTTTCATTTTTTTAAAAAATATACTATTCTTAAAAATGATGTCGTTTAGCTTTTTCAAATATGGACTGTGGCCCTTTTTTTGCAGCGGCTATTTCTTCCTCTGTAATAATTGGGTAGAGCGGTTGATACGTCGCGGTATTTTCTTTTTTTGCAGTGGCTATTTCTTCCTCTGTAATTGGAAGGGTGTCATAACCAAGTTGAGTAGCGGCAGCAGCAGCGTCTTCTAATTCACGTTCCTTCTCAATTTTTTGACCTATTAACGTAAAAAAATCTTCGCCTACTGGTATATCAATATCAATTTTAAAACCTTCTCCTTTGCTTGCTTTGGGACCGATCATATTCAAAGCCATCTCTAGAAAATTTCCAGTGGTCGCTGAATCGCTAAATAATTTCTTTTTATTGTTCATTATAAACTTATAAAGCATAGCAGGAGTTACATTCCTCGGTCGCATTTTTTCTCTGGGAGGTGATTTACCCCCCAAAGTTGGGACCCAACCAAATTCCGTATAAGCTTCGTTCCAATCGTGCGAATCAGAAATATTTAACAACCCCTTTTTGGGATCATATGCAACTTGAGACGTTCCTAAAACTGCCCCTCGAACGTCCATACCGACAAGAGGATTCCATAAGTGACTCCGACCAAGTTCTTTTAACTCTTGTTCTAGTAGCTCAGGTGCTTGCTTTTTGATGCTGTGAAATCGCGGTGATCCCCTCT